GGGGAAGTGCTCAAGCGTGCGGTCGGCAGTGACCTGGCCCCGGAGGAGCAGGAGCCCGAGGAGCGGTACAGCTTTGACGAGACCGTGGAGAAGGTGGCGACGCTGAAGCGACGCGATCGGCTCTGAGGAAGTGGCCTGGCGGGGTAGCCGCCCCACCAGGCCGGGAAACGCAGCCAGATGGCTGCCCAATGCAGAAGCAGGAGTGTAACGGATGAAACAAGAAAACGTAATCGAAATGCCTCGTATGGACCACGCCGACCTGGTGGAGGCGGTCAAGGCCGAGATGGAGGCCAACGGCATCTCCCAGGCCAAGCTGGCCGGCCAGATCGGGCGCTCGTCCGCCGCCGTCAGCCAGTTCTTGAAAGGCGTTTACCCGGGGGCTGAAGGCAACGAGAAGCTGGCCCGGCTACTGGAGCAGTGGCTGGAGTCGCGCACCGAGAAGCAGCGCAGCCTGGGCGAGATCCCGCCGGTGCCGCCGTACACCGAGACCGGCAGCAGCCGGCGGATCTTCTCCGCCCTGCGCTACGCCCAGACCTTCGGCGACAGCTGCGTGATCTACGGCGCGCCGGGTGTGGGCAAGACCTGCACCGCCCGGGAGTACCAGCGCCGCGCCCCGAACGTGTGGATCGCCACCATGTCGCCGGCCACCTCCACTATCACCGCAGCGCTGCGGAAGGTGTGCGAGGCCATGGGCATCCAGGACGCCGGCAACGCCGCCTGGCGCATGGAAAGCGCCATCACCCGGCGCCTGCGCGGCAGCGACGGGTTGCTGATCATCGACGAGGCCCAGCACCTGCACGTGGAAGTGCTGGAGGAGATCCGCACCCTGAACGACATCCGCAACGCCGAGGATCAGCCGGAGGCCGGTATGGCCTTCATGGGCAGCGAGGTGGTGCACAACCGGATGATCGGCGGCAACCGGTCGGCCGATGCGTCGCAGCTGTTCAGCCGTCAGGGCAAGTGGACCCGTCTCAAGCAGCCGACCTTGGCCGACATTCGCGCCTTGGTCGCTGCCTGGGAACTGGACGACACCAGCATCCTGCGGGCCGCCGAGGACATCGGCCAGAAGCCCGGCGGGCTGCGCGGGCTGACCAAGGTGCTGCGCCTGGCCAGCATGTTCGCCGCCGGTGAGGGACAGCCGCTGGCCCGGGAACACGTTATCGCCGCATGGCGGGATCTGGGAGGTGAGGCATGAGCCAGTCAATCGAAATGTTATCGGTGGAGGTTTGTTACGACAGTGGCCGCGAGCCGACCGGGGAGCCGATCACCATCGGCATCACCGACGACCAGGGGCGGGAAGTTGCGAGCGTGACCTGTTCACCGGAGCGCGCCGAGCAGCTGGCCGAGAGCCTGCGGCAATCGGCCGACGTGGCTAAGCGAGTCCGCAAGGGTGTGGAGGGTGAGGCATGAAGACCTACAGCGACGAGTACCTGGAGCACTACGCCGACCGCTACGTGGCCATGCACCTGCGCGGCCACGGCATAACGCTGGAGCAGTACCTGGCCGACCCGGCCCGGTACGAGCACCTGGCCCTGGAGCCGTTCCCGCTGCTGCCCGAGCAGCGCGAGGTCCAGGAGCGCCTGGACGCGGAGGCCGCCCGGGTCGAGGCGGAAGTGGCGCACCCGCCCCGGCGCAACGGCGCCGTGGTCGAGGTGCTGCACCACCACCGCCACCCCAAGCGCAGCCCGCTGGCGTTCTTCGCGCGGAGGGCCAAGTGATGGGCGTGCAACTGGACAAGACCATGGGCGAGCTGGAGAGCCTGCTGCGCACCAAGCTGCGCGGCGAGATCCTGGACCACCTGGTCGCCAACCGCCACCCGCAGGGCAGCCGCACCATCGCGGACGCCCTGGGCAAGCCGAATCACGCGGTACAGCGGGCGGTGTGCGAGCTGGTCCTGCAGGGGCGCATCACCCAGGTGGCGCGCGGCGCCGATCGCAAGCCGGTGTACCGCCCGGTGGAGGTCGGCCCGTGCGAGTGGTGCGGGCTGGTCAGTCACCACCTGGTGGCCGGCGAGTGCCCGAGCTGCAAGACCCTGACCCTTGACCTGGCGCGCCCGAGCCTGGCGCGCCTGGTGTGCTGAACCTTTACCACTGACAGGAGAACAACCGTGACCGAAGCAACCGCAACCAAGCCGACCATCCCCGAGGGGTACATCCGCAACGCCTCCGGCCACCTGGTGCCCGAGGACCAGGTGCGCGACCAGGACAAGCTGCGCGACGAGGTGGCCCGCGAGCTGGCCCAGGAGGCCGAGGAGCTGCACGCCCGCCTCAAGGCATTCAAGGCCAAGGCCCTGGGCGACATCGCCGACCTGGTGGCCATCGCCGCCGAGCGCTACGACGTGCAGCTGGGGGGCAAGAAAGGCAACGTCACCGCCGCCACCTACGACGGCGAATACAAGGTCATGCGCAGCTACGCCGAGCGGGTGACCTTCACCGAGGAGCTGGAGGCCGCCAAGGAGCTGATCAACGACTGCATCATGCGCTGGAGCGAGGGCGCCAACCCGCACATCCGCGCCCTGGTCGACCGCGCTTTCCGTACCGACAGCAAAGGCCAGATCAAGACCACGGCCATCCTGGAGCTGCTGCGCCTGGAGATCGACGACGACGGCTGGCAGCGCGCCATGCAGGCCCTGAAGGACTCCATCCAGAGCGCCGGCACGGCGGTCTATATCCGCGTTTACAAGCGCGTCGGCGACTCCGACCAGTACCGGGCGGTGCCGCTGGATCTGGCGGCGGTCTGAGGAGATGTGGCCCATGAGTGTATTTACCAAGTACCTGACCCTGGACGGCGTGGCCACCACCCCGGTGGGCGAGATCCTGAAGGACATGGACGAGATCGGCGCCGGCCAGATCGCCCTGACCGTGCGCGACCGTGACGAGGGCACGGTGAGCGGCCTGATCGTGCTGCGCGGCCCGGATGCCGAGCGCTACATGCGCGCCATCGAGGCGGTGGAAAAGGAAATCGAGGCCGAGGAGGACGCGGTTTCCAACCCGTTCGCCAACGCCGACGGCGTGGGCACGGTGGACGTGGCCGGCCGCCTGAGCATGGTCGAGCGCTTCGACCTGGACCAGTGCCGCGCCGGCCTGACGGTGCCGCACCTGCAGAAGACCGTGGAGAAGAAGCTGCGGTCCCGCATCCGCAAGCTGGAGAAGGAGGTGGCACGGTGAGCGAGCAGGACAAGTGGCAGCAGCTGGAGGCCCAGCTGGGTGGCGTATTCGGTGACGCTGCCGCCACCGCCGACGGCCACGAGCTGCGTTTCGTGAAGCGCCTGGACGGTGAGCGCCTGGTGATCCAGGTCTACGTCGACGGCTGGATCAAGGGCGAGTGGAGCAAGGCCGACGACCAGGGCAAGCCGGCACACCCGGAGGGGCGCTTCTGGCGTCCTTACCGTTCGCGGGCCTGGAAGCTGAAGCAGTACGCCCAGCTGAAGCGCGCCTTTGGCAAGCGCAAGGCGGACCAGATGACGGCCCTGAAAACTGTGGCTTACCTGCCCAGCTGGAACAGCCCCCGCACCCTCGTGCGGCACCTGCGGAGGCACTTCCCGGGCCTGGAACTGCAGGCGAGGGAGGGCCAGGCATGAGCGTGAAGCGCGAGCCCTACAAGCCAACCGCCCAGGAGTGGCCCGAAGCCTGGCAAATGCTGTGCGGCCACTGCGCCCATGCCGGCGGCTGCCAGATTGTGGAGGGCATGATCGAGATGAAGGACGGCGGCGACTGGCCGGAGGGCGGCTGGGTGACCGATCCCGGCGCCGGTGTTACCTGCCTGAGCTACCAGCCCCGGCCGATGGAGCGGCTAAGCCGGCAGCGGCTGCGCCAGGCCATGCGCCAGGCGGTGCCCATGTGTGACGGGTGCGCCGCGCAGAAGGGGAGCGAGGCGTCTGTCAGCCTGCACACCCGGCGCGATTTCTCCGCCGCCGTGAAGTCCCGCGCCCTGTTTGTCTGCCATGCGGAAGGCCAGAAGGGCCGGCCATGCGGCGGCTGGTGCCGGGCCGTGCAAGGGGGTGTCCAATGAGCACAACCGCCGAGATCCGCCGCCGCAAGCAGCTGGCCGCCATTCATGCGGCCCGCCGCGACCTGGGCATGGACGAGGACGGGTACCGGCTGATGCTGCGCGAGGTGGCCGGGGTCGATTCCGCCAAGGACCTGGACACCGACGGCCGCCGCAAGGTGCTGGACCACCTGCGCAGCGTCGGCTGGGAGAAGCGCCCGCGCAAGCGCGTGGCCCAGTATCCCGGCACGCCCCACAACATCGACCGCGAGCAGATGCTGCAGAAGATCGAGGCGCAGCTGACCGACATGGGCCTGCCCTGGTCCTACGCCGACGCGATCGCCAAGCAGCAGACCGGGGTGGAGCGGGTGGCCTGGCTGCGCAAGGCCGACGACCTGACCGGCGTGATCGGTGCCCTGCACGTGGAGCAGGAAAAGCGCGGCCTGCTGGCCACCCTGGACGACACCCTGGAGCGCGCGGGCATGACCCGCGAGCAGCTGGCCGAGCAGTACACCCTGCGCCGCAACTGGACCCGGCACCGGCCGACCCTGCGGGCGCTGATCGAGCGCCTGGCACCGATGGCGGAAACGCCCGATACACCCGATTCAAACGAAGGTTAAAGGCACTTTATGGACGTTCGCTGCCCGAGTTGTCATAGCACGTTCACCCTGGAGCAGGTGGCCGAGGACGAGGCCCTGCGCGAGCTGATGGGGATCATCGCGGATCTGCCCCGCGAGACCTCCCGCCCGCTGGCCGCCTACATTGGCCTGTTCCGGGGCAAGTCCCGCGCCACCGCCTACGAGCGCCAGCTGCGCCTGGCCCGTGAGGTGCTGGCCATGAGCGGCGACACCCTCCTGGAGGGCGCCGCGCTGTCGGAGACCGTGGAGGCCATCCGCGCCAAGCGCGAGGCCGGCGAGGATGCCCGGCCGCTGAAGAATCACAACTATTTCAAGCGGGTGCTGGAGAGCGTCGGCGCCCGGCCGCCGGCCGCACCCGTGGCCCGCATCGAGCACGCCGACCGCGCCCTGGCGCCGGCCGCCAACGCGGTGCCGGAGAGCAAGACCCGGCAAGCGGTCAACCGGCTGCTGAGGGATCGCCGCGGCTGAACAGAAACGACAAGCGCCGCCGGCGGACTGGTTCGAGAGCGTGGTGGCCGAGGGCATCGCCAAGCTGTACGTGCTGCGCCTGGAGAGCGCGCCGGCCGCCGATACCCTGGACGGAGTGGAGCTGGTGTGGGTCGAGGCCCTTTGGTACAGCAACATCGCCTGGGACGAGGAGCTGGACACCGACCGGCTGCGCCAGGCGTTCCGCGCCCTGACCCAGCGGGTCACCCGCTGGCCGGCGCCGCGCGAGCTGATGACGCACCTGCCGGCGCGGCCGCAGCGCAAGCCGCTGCCGCCACCGCCGCAGACGCCCGAGCAGAAGGCGAAGGCCGAGGCGCAGCTGGCCAAGCTGCGGGAAATGATGAAGGGTTTGAACTTGGGGGGAAGCCGTGGAAATTGACATCGACCAGCTGCCGCAGAGTGCGGCGGAGATCGTGGAAGTGGTAGGCGTGGAGGCCGCCCTGCGCCTGGTGGAGGCATGGGGCGGCATTCGGCTGTACGTGCCCCAGCAGATGCCGGAGGATCACCTGCTGGTCTCCACCCTGGGCCGGGCCGAGGCCGACCAGCTGGCCGACCGCTACGGCGGTGAGACCATCCAGATCCCGCGCTGCCTGCACGCCCTGCGGGCGGTGCGCAACGCCCATATCCGCCGCGAGCGCTACGACGGGGCAAGTCCCGCGCTGCTGGCCCTGCGCTACCGGCTGACCGAGCGCCAGGTGTATTCCATCCTGGCCGCCGGCGACGAGCCGGTGGACGACCGGCAGCAATCCCTCCTCTAGACCGCGCCCGCCTGACGCGCTACTCTGCGCGCATCCCCGCCCCTGCTTCACCGTGCTGAAGCCCTGCACCTGATTGTGTCCCGGCCCGCCTCGTAGTCTGCGGGGCATGGATACGAAACGCTTACTCGACATTCTCCGTGCCAGTCCCTGGCTGCTGGTTGCCCTTGTGGCGCTGGCCCTGGTGACCTGGCGGAACCCCGACCTGCCCGTGTTCCTGGTGTGGGCCATGGCCAAGCTGGCCCTGGGCGCCTTCCTGGGCTATTGGGTCGATCGCTCCATTTTCCACTACTCCCGCCCGGGATCGGCGCCCATTGGTGACGCCGGCCCCAACACCGCCTTGCTGATCGCCGCCAGCATGCTGCGCCGTGCCCTGATCATGGCGGCGGCCATCGTGGCCATCGGCCTGGGGGCGCCATGAACATCAAGCAACTGATCGACGACATCCTGCGCCGCGAGGGCGGCTTCGTGGACCACGAGGACGACCGGGGCGGCGCCACCAATCACGGCATCACCCAGGACACCCTGGCGCGCTGGCGCGGCCACCCGGTGAGCGTGGACGACGTGCGCAACCTGACCCGCGACGAGGCTGCCGAGATCTACGCCGCGCGCTACGTCCTGGAGCCGCGCTTCGACGGCATCGAGCACGACGACCTGGCCGCCCTGGTGGTGGACTGCGGCGTGAACCACGGCCCGGCCCGCGCAGCCCGCTGGCTGCAGGCGGCGGCGGACGTGACCGTCGACGGCATGGTGGGGCCGGTGACCCTGGCGGCCGTCAACAGCCAGGACGGCGACACCCTTTTCCGGGCAGTGCTCGCCGAGCGCTGCCGTTTCTATGGACGACTGATCACCCGCGACCCGTCGCAGGCCGTATTCGCGGCCGGCTGGGCCAACCGGGTGGCCGAGTTTATCGAGGAGACACCCTGATGGATTGGTCAGATGTAGGCGGCATGGTCGCCAAGGCGGCCCCGCTGGTGGGGTCCATGCTGGGCGGTCCCGCCGGCGGTGCCGTTGGCGGCCTGATCGCCAAGGCCCTGGGCACCGATGCCACCCCGGAGGCGACGGCCCAGGTGCTGAAGACGGACCCGGAAGCGCTGGAGCGCGTGCGCAAGCTGGAGATGGAGAACGAGCGGGAGCTGACCCGCATGCACCTGGAGGCCGAGACCACCCGGCTGTCCCAGGTGAACAAGACCATGCGCGCGGAGGCCGCGAGCAACGACGGCTACGTGCGCCGCTGGCGTCCGACCTTCGGCTATGCCGTGGCGCTGGCCTGGGTGGTCCAGGCGTTCGGTATCATCGGCGCCTGCCTGTACGCGGCGATCACCTCGCCCACCGAGGCCGGGCCGATCATCAACGCCGTGGGCAACATGGTCTCCGCGCTGGGCATGCAGTGGGCCGTGGCGCTCTCCGTGCTGGGCGTGAACGTGGCCAAGCGCAGCCAGGACAAGCAGGTGGCAGCCGGGCAGCAGCCCGGCGGTGGCCTGCTGGGCGCGATCGCCAAGCGCCTGGGCGGGTGAGGTGCGGCCGTGTTTGACGAACGGGATTACGAGCGGGCCAGCGAGCTAAGCCAGGGCGAGATCGACCACGCCCTGGAGCAGCACCGCAAGCGAATGCAGGACGGTGGCGCGGGGTCGCCGGACGGGGCGTGTCTGGACTGTGGGCTGCCGATCCCGGCGGCCCGCCTTGCGGCATGGCCAACCGCCAGCCGCTGCGTGGAATGCCAGGCGGACCATGAAAAGCAACAGAAGACAACGGGGGCCTGATGGAGGCTGTAAGCATCGACGGCGCGCGCTTTTTCTGGGACGTGGCGCAGACGTTAATCATGGCGGTGATCGGGATCTACGTGTGGTGGACCGGGCGCACGCGAGCAACGACCAAGGCGATCCAGGCGGTGGATGATCGGGTGGACGACGTGGACCAGCACGTGAAACGGCTGGAGCAGACCCTGGACAACCGGCCAGGCTACGGCGACCTGGACAACCTGCGGGCCGAGATCGCGCAGACGAACCGAACGCTGGAGGGGGTGACGGCCCAGCTGCAGGGCACCACGGCGCTGCTGCACCGGCTGCACGACTACCTGCTGCAGGAGCGGAGGGAGAAGTAACCATATGAGCTTTCAAGATTTCGAGACCGAGGGCCGCCGCTTGGCGGTACTGCGCATTCTGTCGCGGCGCAACGAGTACACCACCAACGAGTACAGCCTGAACGACGAGCTGTCCGGGGCCTATGCCCACAACGTGAGCCGGGACCGGCTGCACGCGGATCTGGCCTGGCTGGAGGAGCAGGGCCTGGTGATCATCCAGCAGCCCCGCGCCGGCTGGATCGTGACCCTGACCGCGCGCGGTGGCGATGTCGCCGCCGGCCGGGCCAACGCCCCCGGCGTGGCGCGCCCGCGTCCGGGGGTGTGACATGCCCAAGCGATCCAAGGTCTACGAGCTGCCGCCGGAGCTGCGCGACGAGCTGAACGAGCGCCTGGTCAGTAGCGGCTTTCAGGGCTACGAGCAGATGGCCAAGTGGCTGGAGGAGCGCGGCTTCAAGGTGTCGCGTTCATCCGTTCAGCGCTATGGCCAGGACCTGCAGGAAGAGTTCGAGATGGCCATGGGCGACGTGCGCAAGACCACCGAGATGGCCAAGGCGTTCACCGAGAGCGACGACGACAGCAAGGGCAGCCTGGTGGATGCCACCGCCCGGATCGTCCAGGAGCAGCTGCTGCGCATCACCATCGCGCTGCGCAAGGCCGAGCACGAGCCGGAGAAGGCCGCCAAGTACATGGCCAGCATCACCCACGCCCTGGCCGACATCGGCCGCATGAGCCTGGGCCAGAAGAAGTGGGCGCGCGAGGTGCGCCGCGAAGTGGCCCAGGAAGCCGCCGACAAGGCCGCCGAGGTGGCCAAGCGTGGCGGGCTGTCGGCCGACATGGTGAACGACCTGCGGCGCGAGCTGCTGGGCATTGCCAAGTAATCGACCAGGAGACGAGTCATGAGCAAGTCCGAGATCCACCAGGAGATTGCGGCCAAGGGCCAGACGGCGCCGCGCGTTACCCCGGCCGACATCGAGGCCAGCATCGCCAGCGAGCATTACTTCACGGCCGCCGATGGCCGCGCCGGCGCACTGGCTGCCGAAACCTACGAGGGGCGCGAATCACCAGGCAAGGACGACCACGACCTGGAGGCCCTGGGGCTTCTGACGTTCTGCGTCCTGGTCCTGCGCAACGGCTTCACCGTGACCGGCCAGTCAGCCTGTGCCAGCCCGGAAAACTTCGACCCGGCGATGGGGTGCAAGATCGCACGCGAAAACGCCGTGGAGAAGATCTGGCCCCTGGAGGGCTACTTGCTCAAGCAGAGGATGTTCGAGAAGTGACCGACGTACCCGCCCGCCTTCCGGCCACCCATGACGCCGACGCCCCACCGCCGGTGCTGCTGGGCTACCAGCAGGCGTGGATTGCCGACGATAGCCAGCTGAAGGTGTCGGAGAAGTCGCGCCGCACGGGTCTGACCTGGGCGGAGGCATCGGACGACGTGCTGATCGCGGCGAGCAGCAAGGCCGCCGGCGGCCAGAACGTCTATTACATCGGCTACAACCAGGACATGGCCATCGAGTACGTGGAGGCGTGCGGCATGTGGGCGCGCGTGTTCAACCATGCGGCCAGCACCGTCGAGGAAGGGATCTGGGAAGACGACGGCGACGACAAGCACATCAAGACCTTTACCATCAAGTTCCCCGACAGCGGCCACCGCATCGTGGCGCTGTCCAGCCGCCCGGCCAACCTGCGCGGCAAGCAGGGCGTGGTGGTGATCGACGAGGCGGCGTTCCACGACAAGCTGGACGAGCTGCTGAAGGCGGCCCTGGCGCTGCTGATCTGGGGCGGCAAGGTGCGTGTGATCAGCACCCACAACGGCGAGCGCAACCCCTTCAACGAGCTGATCAACGACATCCGCGCCGGCAAGCGCCGGGGCAGCGTGCAACGCATCACCTTCAAGGAGGCCGTGGCCCAGGGCCTCTATCAGCGCGTGTGCCTGCGCCTGGGCAAGGACTGGACGGCCGAGGGTGAGGCCGAGTGGATGGACAGCGTGTACGCTTTCTACGGCGACGCCGCCGGCGAGGAGCTGGACGTGGTGCCGTCCCAGGGCTCCGGGGCCTGGCTGTCCCGTGCGCTGATCGAGGCGCGCATGGTGGCCGGCCCGCCGGTGCTGCGCCTGACGATGCCCGACGAGTTCAAGCACTGGGCGCCCCACCTGCGCGAGGCGGAGATCCGCGACTGGTGCGAGCGCGAGCTGCGCCCGCTGCTGGCCGATCTGCCGCCGGAGCTGCTGGTGTCGGTGGGCGAGGACTTTGGCCGGGTCTCCGACCTGACCGTGATCACGCCCATGGTCACAGGCCAGGACCTCAAGCGCCGGGTGCCGTTCGTGGTGGAGCTGGGCAACATGCCGTTCGAGCAGCAGCGCCAGGTGCTGTTCTATATCTGCGACCGCTTCCCGCGTTTCCACGTGGGCGCCCTAGACGCCCGCGGCAACGGCGCCTACCTGGCCGAGGTGGCCGCCCAGCAGTACGGTGCGCGCATCCATGAGATCCAGTTCACCGAGGGCTGGTACCGCGAGCACATGCCGCCGCTGAAAGCCGCCTTCGAGGACGGCGAGTTGGAGATCCCCAAGGACTCGCACCTGCTGGACGACCTGCGGGCGATCAAGCTGGTGGACGGCGTGGCGCGCCTGCCCAAGAGCACCGGCCAGCAGAAGCGCCACGGCGACGGCGCGATCAGCCTGGCGCTGGCCTATTACGCCACCCGCCAGGACGGGGTGGAAATCGAATTTCGCTCAACCGGCATCAAGCGCAGCGGCTACGAGGCCGGCCGCGTCCAGCAGGACGTAGGTTGGGGCGCCGTCGGCGGTGGCACGGACACAGGGGGTTTCTAAATGGCGACCGACAAGCCTGAATTGCAAGAGGTGGCCACCACGCTGGATGGCCGCGACATCACCCGGGGGTACGTCTCCCCGCTGCAGCTGCTGCAGCCCACGGACAGCGTGCTGGCCGGCCGGGGCGGCGGCGACCTGCGGCTCTACCAGGAGCTGCTGCGCGATGACCAGGTTAAGGCCACCTGGCAGCAACGCCAACTGGCGGTCACGTCCGCCGAGTGGGAGGTGATCCCCGGCGGCCAGCGCCGCCAGGACAAGGCCGCCGCCGACTTCCTGCGCGAGCAGCTGCAGGCCATCCGCTTCGACCGCGCCACCAACAGCATGCTGTACGGGATCTTCTACGGCTACGCCGTGGCCGAGTGCCTGTGGGGGCGCGACGGCCGCCACGTGACCCTGGATGCGCTCAAGGTGCGCAACCGTCGCCGCTTCCGTTTCGACGGGGCCGGCCGCCTGCGCCTGCTGACCTCCAGCGACCCCAGCGGCGAGCTGCTGCCCGATCGCAAGTTCTGGACCTTCAGCACCGGCGCGGACCACGACGACGAGCCCTACGGCCAGGGCCTGGGGCACTGGCTGTACTGGCCGGTGTTCTTCAAGCGCAACGGCCTGCGCCTGTGGCTGGTGTTCCTGGACAAGTTCGGCCAGCCCACCGCCAAGGGCACCTTTCCGCAGTCGAGCACCGAGAGCCAGAAGCAGCGCCTGCTGCAGGCCCTGCAGGCGGTGCACAGCGACTCCGGCGTGATCGTGCCGGAGGGCATGCAGATCGAGCTGATCGAGGCCGCGCGCTCCGGTACCGGCGATTACACCTCGCTGTATGACCGGATGGATCGGGCCATCGCCAAGGTGATCCTGGGCCATACCGGCTCCAGCGAGAGCGCACCCGGCCGCCTGGGTGGCGAGGACATGGCGGGCGACGTGCGCGACGACATCGTGAAGGCCGACGCCGACGTGGTGTGCGAGAGCTTCAACCAGAGCGTGGCCCGCTGGCTGACCGAGTGGAACTACCCCGGCGCCAAGGTCCCGCGCGTGTGGCGCAAGATGGAGCAGCCGGAGGATCTGAACAAGCTGGCCGAGCGCGACGAGCGCGTGGCCCGCCTGGGCTACCGCCCGACCCTGAAGTACGTGGAGGACCACTACGGCGAGGGCTGGGAAGTGGACAACCGCCCGCCGCCGCCGCCGTCGCTGGGCTTTGCCGAGCGCGACGACGCCAGCGCCAAGCGCCGGGGCGACCGCATGGCCGACCGCCTGGAGCGTGAGGCGGAGCCGGCCTGGGCCGAGATGATGGAGCCGGTGCGCCGCCTGGTGGAGAGCGCGGCGACTATGGAGGAGCTGCGCGACGGGCTGCTGGATCTGTACGAGGACATGCCCAGCGAGCAGCTGGCCAAGGTGATGCAGAAGGCCATCGCCACCGCTGAGCTGTCCGGCCGGGCCGATGTGAGCGAGGGCGAGTAATGGCCGTCGAGTACAAGGATCTGCCGTTCGAGGAGGCGATCGCCTTTTTTCGCAACAAGGTGAACCTGCCCACCACCCGCTGGACGGACGTGTGGAAGCAGGCCCACGACAGCGCCTTCATGGTGGCCGGTGCGGCCAAGGCGGATCTGCTGAACGACCTGCGGGCGGCCGTGGACGAGGCGATCAGCCAGGGCACCACCCTGGCGCAGTTCCGCGAGCGCTTCGACGAGACCGTGGAGCGCACCGGCTGGGAATACCGGGGCGGGCGCGGCTGGCGCACGCGGGTGATCTATGAGACCAACCTGCGCACCGCCTACGCCGCCGGCCGCCACGCCCAGCTGACCGACCCCGACCTGCTGCGGGTGCGCCCGTACTGGCGCTACCTGCACGGCGGCAGTGCCGACCCGCGCCCCGAACACCTGGCGTGGGACGGCCTGGTGCTGCGTGCCGACGACCCCTGGTGGAACGAGCACTACCCGCCCAACGGCTGGGGCTGCAGCTGCAAGGTGGTGGCGGTGAGCCGCGACGACCTGGAACGCCTGGGCAAGGATGGCCCGGACAATGCCCCGACCGTCCAGCGGGAGCCCTGGCAGGACCCGACCGGCGCCCGCCAGGAGGACGTGCCGGCCGGTGTGGACCCCGGCTTCAACTACCCGCCCGGGCGCAGTGTGGCCGAGCGCACCCGCCAGAGCGTGGAGCGCAAGCGCGACAAGCTGCCCGACGCCCTGGCCACGGCGATGATGGCCGAGATCCGCGCGCGGCTGCGCGAAGACCCGGAGGACCTGTAACCATGGCGGGCATCGAGCTGAAGGCGGAGATCCGCGACCAGGTGACCAGCGACGTGCTGGACCAGATCATTCGCAACATGGGCAGCCTGCGCCCGGCGTTGCTGGAGATTGGCGAGCACCTGCAGGGCTCCGTGGAGGAGCGCTTCCGCACCGAAACCGACCCCGAGGGCAACCCCTGGGAGCCGCTGTCGGAGTTCACCAAGGCCAACAAGCGCAACGACCAGATCCTGACCGAGAGCGGCGGCAGCGGCCTGCGCGGCTCCATCCACTACCAGGCGGGCAGCCACTCCCTGGAGCAGGGCACCAACAAGATCTATGGCGCCATCCACCAGCTGGGCGGTATCATTCGGGCCAAGCGTGCGCCGGCGCTGGCGATCGGCCGGGCCGGCGGGGCCTTCGCCATGGTCAAGCAGGTGGAGATTCCGGCGCGGCCGTACCTGGGTCTGTCCGACGATGACCGCCGCGCGATCGACGCCATCCTGACCCGGCACACGCTGCCCGAAACGGCCCGGTAACGGAAACGCCCTATAAGGCCCCTCAGAGCCGTTCTAAGGGCTGGGCGCAACGTAGGCCCGCCCAAAAGTTTTTAAACCGCTGTGCGAGCCGTTAAACGGGTCTTAAACAACTTGCCAGCGGCCCCGCCTGGTGATTACATGGTTCGCGCGCGTCCGCGCCACTTTTCCGGCACCCTGCCACCCCTTCCTGCCTGCTGAAGTCCTACACCTTATTGCCTCCGGCGATCCTGCTGATACTGGCCTCCACGAACACGGGAGGCCGCTATGCAGCGCATCGAAATTTTCCGGCCGGGCAAGCACACCGCGATGTCCGGCGAGACCATCGGTTTTACCGAGGCGGAGCTGCGCGCATCCGCCCAGGCTTACGACCCGGCGCTCCATGAAGCGCCCATCGTCGTGGGCCACCCCAGCCATGACCACCCCGCCTATGGCTGGGTCAAATCGCTGAACTACGGCGAGAGCCTGGAGGCCGAGCCCGACCAGGTGGAGCCGCAGTTCGCCGAGCTGGTGGAGGCCGGACGCTTCAAGAAGGTGTCCGCGAGCTTCTACCGCCCCGATTCCCCCGCCAACCCCAAGCCCGGCGTGTACTACCTGCGCCACGTGGGCTTTCTGGGTGCCCAGCCGCCAGCCATCAAGGGCCTGAAGCAGATCGAGTTCGCCGACGGTGACACCGACGTGGTGGAGCTGGAGTTCGGCGAGGTGCGCGCGGGGGTGGTGCAGCGTCTGTTCCGCAGCCTGCGCGAGCACCTGATCGGCGAGAAGGGCCGCGAGGCCGCCGACCAGGTGCTGCCCGACTGGGAGATCGAGCACCTGGAGGTGCCGGATTCGCCCGCCTACAGCGAGGCCGCCGCGCCCGCCAAACCGCAACCCAAGACCACCCAGGAGGTGACCGACGTGGACAAACAAGAACTGGAGCGCCAGCGCCAGGAAATCGAGGCGCGGGAGAGCCGCATCAAGGAGCAGGAGGCGGCGTTCGCCGAGCGCACCCGCCAACAGCAGGCCGAGGCCAGCGCCAAGATGGTCGACCAGCTGGTGACCGAGGGCCGCGTGCTGCCCAAGCACCGCGACGGCCTGGTGGCGTTCATGGCCAACCAGGACGCCGAGGGCGCGCTGGAGTTCGGCGAGGGCGACAGCAAGGTGAAGACCACCGGCCGCGCCTTCCTGGAGGAGTTCCTGAAGGAGCTGCCCCAGGCCGTGGACTACAGCGAGCGTGCCGGCGCCGGTGGCGACGATGCCGCCGCCGACAGCTTCGAGACCCCGGAAGGCTACCAGGCCGACCCGGACAAGGTGCGCCTGCACCGCCAGGCACTGGCGTACCAGGAGCGTAACGAGTGTGACTACGTGACGGCCGTGCGCGCCGTCCAGCGAGGAGGTGCCGCATGAGCCAGAAGATCCCTGTTTTGACCCTGACCGTCTCCGCGATCGGCGCGGTCAGCGCCCACCGCTTCGTGGGCTTCGACGGCGCCCAGGTGTCCGCCTCCGGCGGCCAGACCCTGGGTGTTGCCACCTTCGACGCCACCGACGGCCAGGACCTGGGCGTGGACGTGTTGGGCACCACCGTGGTGGAGACCGCCGGCGCGATCGCCGTGGGCGACGAGGTGGTGTCCGACG